TTCTTCTGTAAAAGATGGAACTGATATTAGAAAATCTGAAGATGAATAAGTTACACTAGAGCCTGACACAGAAGAAGTAAGACTAAAACCACAATCAGTTATATTTACAGGTGTGCCAAAACCAATAGTAATAAGATGGACAGGTCGTATCTCATTTGTCGCTAATTCGTTCTTTACTGCTGTTGTTAGTGTCCTCGCCATAATCCTCGTAACTTGTTCTGTTTATCTTTTCTGAGTTTTTTATCATAGTATATTTAAAACTGCCATCAGGTATTTTATATTTTCCTAAATCGTTTGTAGTTGTATTTATCTCAGAACCATCTACTACTTTTTCTGCTATAAAATCTGCATTTATCCAATGCTTAATTAAATACTTTACCATTATAAAGATTCTTCTACATCAAATTCAAATTTGTATAAAAGGTTTCCATCTTTATCTGCACCAATAGCACCAAACTCTTGTATGTCATTTGTTAGATGTACTGTAAAAGGTACATTGTCATAAGTAACTGCCTCATCATCAGATAAACTTGAAACTAAAGGTGGTTCTATTGTAACTGTAGCGGCTCCTGATGAACTTGTTACATCTGCAACAACCATATAAACTTTTGTATGTCCATTAAATTTTATAAAATCGCCTGTTCTTAATCTGTTTGCTGTATCTGCCGCAAATCCATCTATAGCAATTGTTGTATCTCCAGCAGTGTGTGAACCATTGACAGCTAAAGTTCCTGTTTCTACACCTCTTGCATCTTCAACTTCAGGTGGGATTATTGTAAAATTTTCCTTTCCTGATCTTTGTTTAATTATAAAAGCCATAAGTTCTCCATAGATGTCTGATCTTTTTCCAATAATTATTGATGCTGTAAAGGCAAATCTTTGATTATCTATAGACCTTGAAAGTTTTTTACCTGATAACGATTTTGAAATAATAGTATCTTGTTTTGATAAAATACCCATTGTTTCAAAAGCGGCACTAGATATTGGAAATGCACCTGACATTAAATTAGTTCTCCTCTACCTTTTTCTGCTAAAGCATTATTTATTATTGATGTAATAGTACCTCTGTTTTCTACTAATGCTTGGTCAAAGCCTCTTGAATCTATTGTGTTTATTGTAAAATTAACATTGACAGCACTTCCACCTGTTCCTCTAGCGGCTTGTGTTATTTGACCTGATGAGTTTGGTATAAACATTTCAGCACCTCTTTCGCCAACTATACTTGGTTGTCCTTTTCTTACTGCACCACCTGACGCAAAAAATTTAAGAGATGAACCACCACTGCCGCCACCCATAGCACTTAAAACAGCTTGTAAAGCAATTTGTCTTTTTAAATTTGTGTTTTGTTTTCTTATAAAATTATCTTTATCAGCCTCTTTTTTAAGTAATGATTCGGATAAAATTTTTTCGATACCTAGTAAAGCAATTCTTTCAATAGTTTTTGCAATAATCTCAACTAGAATTGCTTGTGCTATTTCCTTTAATGTTGCGTTAAATTCTTTCCCTAAAACTATTGTTTCTGCAAATGCTTTCGAAACTCTTTTAACTCCTTGATTTATTGATGAAACAAGTTCTTTTGATATACTAAAACTTTCATTCTGTTTTTTTAATAATTCTACTGTTTCTTCAAGAACAGTTTTAGCTTTGACTAAACCATCTGTTAATTCTTTTGCCGCCTCTGAAGATTTTACTATTTCTAATGTTAAAGGAATATCTACACCTAATGCTCTTAATAAATTTTCTACTTGTCGTCTTACAAAACCTACAGCTTGACCAATACCTCTTACTGCTGTTGCAAATGCTTTAACTGCAAATGCTAAAGTTTTTCCAATAGCTGTAGCAATAGCCTCTAAATCTTTTGCGTTTCTTTCTAAAAATTTGTCTAAATCTCCAAATGCTTTTTTTAGTTCATCAAAAAATTGTGCGTTGGCTACATTTTTTTTGAAATTAAACAATTTATCACCCAACATTGATAAAGTACCTGTAAATGTAGTAGATAATTCTTTTGTAGCATCTCCAAACTTACCACCTTTACCAAATACTCTTTCAAATGCTTTTATAGTTTCTTCTGCTGTTACTGTTGCACCAGCTTTGAAACCTAACATATCTCTTACACCTTTTTCTCTAAATATGTCTGCCGCAGATATACCACCAGCAAATGATCTTTGTATTTGTTCACCAGCAGTTCTAAAATCTAATCCTGTTACTGCCGCAACATTACCTGTAATCTCTAATATTTTTGAAAGTCTATCTGCATCACCAGCAACAACAGCTAGATTACCTGATGCCGCTTGTATTTCGTCTAGTGAAAAAGGAACTCTACTTGCAAAATTTGCCATTACATCAAAGGCTTTTGCACCCTCTTGTGTACTACCAAATAATTGTTTTAATCTTACTTGTAAATCTTCAACAGTTCTTCCAACATCAACAAATTGTTTTATAACTAAACCAGCACCAATACCAACTAATGCACCTTTAACTGATAACACAGCATTTTTTAAACCAGCTAATCTACCTCTAATACCATTAAAGGCTTGTTTGGTTTTATCTTGTGCTAATATATTTATTTTAAGGTTTTGTGCCATTATGTTTTATTCCTGTCAGCTATAGATTGATGTTCTTCTATTTCATTCAACATATATCCTAGCCAATGGTTATACTCCCAAACTTCCATTTTTAAAAGTTCAGATAGAGTTATTTTTAACCTATCGGCTACTATAAGTAAATTTTTTAATTCAGGATTAAATTTTAGTTTTTTTTTACTTCTTCAGGAGAGATAACTTTTACCATAGCTGTGGCGACCCTCGACAAAACATCAGAATCTACTTTTGTCATTAAGTCCATTTTATCATCAAGTTTGAATATCTTTTTTCCATCTTTGTCTAAAGATTTCATTACTACAATATCTGCTAAAATACTTACATCTGATAGACTTTCAGATTTCTTAAATAGTTTATTCTTTTCAAAAAGATTAATAGGATTCCAATAAATTACTGATGGCTTTCCATCTTCGTCTTTCCACTCAGGAACTTCAATAGATTGAACACCTATACTCTCGAAATGAGTTTTGGCTCTGTCTATTATTGACATAAATTATTATTCAGTTCCGATTGTTAAAGCACCTGTTCCTTGAAAAGTAACTGATCTTGCAACTACTCCATCTAAAGGTTGTGATACTGACATTCCTGTAATAACACTTGCACCCTCAAATTTTCTGTCGCCTGATGAACTTCCTTCAGGTAGTAATTTAAAAGTTATACTTGCACCAGCGACTAATGATGTTTGGACACTATCCGCCTCGTCAAAATGCATTTCTAAAGTACCTGAAAATGATGTTCTACCAGCAATAAAACTTTTTGCTGAGTCAGACATTTTTGTGCTTTCAACAACATCTCCTGTTGTTTCTAAAGTGAATGAAACAAGTTCGCCAACTGCTGTGCCGCCAACTACTACTTCACCCTCTTTACCATGATGTACTGCCATTTTTTTTTCTCCTATAATTAGATTGTTATATTATTTTTCTTCTTCTTCGTCAATTTCTTCTTCGTCATCTTCAAAATCTTCTTCATCTTCAAATGACTCATCTTCTTCATCTCTAAGTTCTGCAAGTAAATCTTTTATTTCCTCACACATCAAAGATTCTTTATCGTGCAATTTTTCTACACTATCAATTTTCTTTTCTATTTTATCAATAATTTTATCTTTGTTCATTTTATCTCCTATGGTGTTCCAGCTTGAAATTCGTAAGTACACCTAATAGTCATTCTAATTCCACCTATAGGAAACAATGTACCCTCGTCTGTTTCTACAGATATAACTTCTGTATCAAGTGCATTACCACTTCTTGTAATATCAGATTCTATCGCAGTTTCAATAGCAGTAATTAATTCATTTCTTTTTGTGTCTATATTAACTTCTGCACCTTTTACAAAGCCTAATAAAAGAAAATCAATAGTACCAATCCTGGTTTTTGCACCACTACCAATTTCTTGATCTTCTCTTGTTTCCTCTGATGTTTGTATTATTACTGCTGGATATTGTTTATCTGATAATTCATCTAATTGAAAAGGTTGTCTTGTAGCTTTTTTTATATCAGGACTCGATATAGCTGATATAACAGTAAGAAGATTAGATGCGATATTTTCCCTTTTACTCATATTTTAAACTTCCTTAATTCTTTTTCTACAAATTTATTGAATGTTCTTTGTATAATCTTTTCTGTTCGAGTATTAAACCCAAAAAATTTTCTTTGTGGGTCAGTAGTTACTTGATTAAAAAAGGCTTTGTCAATCTCATCTTTTCTACTAAATGCTAAAGATATTTTATGTTTTCCTGTTTTCTTTACCATTGATGGATTTAAAGAACCTAACATTCTGCCTGTATAAAATAAATCTACTACTGTTGGTTTTCCCTCTCTTTGTAATTGTTTTAAATATCCCTCTGAATAAGGTGCAAATCTTCTATCGTTGAAATCAATACCTTTTTTAGTTTTAGTTCTAATTATATCTACTAATTGAAAACCAGCTTGTTTTACACCTTTGTCAATTATTCTTGGCAACACAGAACCAAACTTTTTAAATTTAGCCGATACTTGTTTTTGATTTGTTTTAATATTTAAATTTACAGCCATTATCTATTCAATCGTCTATATCCATGTAAAGGTTCTCTTTCATTAGATACGATTGAACCATCTGCTGTAGAATCATATTCAACACCATCTTCTAATATAGACCTAAATTCTTTATTGTATTCTGACATATAATATTCGCCCATTCTTTCAAATCTATCTTTATCTGTTTCAGGTCTAAACTTTGTCAATGCTGGTAATAGAAATCTACCAAGAAATAAATATACACCAGCCCTTTCAAACTGATCTAAATTAACTTTTGTGTTTTCCATCTCAACAGTATTTAAAACTGTAATATCTGTATAAACATTTGTTTTGTAAGTTGGAAACCACTCTATTCTTAATTGTCTTAAAATGTCATTTGTTGTTTGTGCAAAATAATTTGTAGCCTCTGTTGAACCTGATGCAATACCAAAATCAAAGACATCAGGTTGATATTTAGTAACATCACTTGCAGTTATTACATTTGCACCTGTAAAATTAGCCATAAAAATTACCTACAAACCAATCTATAAACTTCTTAATCTTTTTTTTTATTTTTCTTAACATTTTTTTTCTTCTTTGGTTTTAATTGTACGACCTTATCAGAAATGTCTTTTACTGTCGCCTTTTTAATTTCTTTTTTTACTGAGTCTAAAGGAACAAAACCATTTCTTTGAAAATGATTAAGATTAGCCTCATAATATTTTTTATCTTTGATTATTATTTTTCTACCATTAGTTAATTTAATATCCATAAAATCTCCTTGATAAAGTGTGAGGGTAGTTTCCCACCCTCACAAAGTATCCAATTATTATTGGATTGATGAGTCTGATTCGATCTCACAACCATTAGTGTCGTTTAATTCACCTACACCATAAACTGCTGTTGCAACAATCTCGTCTGCTCTTAAACTCGCATCTCTTTGAGTTTCGATTTTGAGGTCTTGCATCATAGCTAGTCCTAGTGCATCAGGGTGAAATACTGCACCTTTGTAATCTCCTGTTGTTCCTGGATTATTACCTGATGAGTCCGCCATATTTGAAGTTTCAAATATATTTACACCAGCAATTTGACCTACTAAA